AGTGGGGGGTTTTGATTCTTTAAAAGGCCCAAAGGGTGCCCCCCCCCCCCACGGGGGGGGGACATTCAGGAGGCCTACATTCTGATATGACTGTGATACAGCTAAATTCGTCTAAGGAATCCAACGGCAGGCAGCCATTTCAACAAAACAGAGTATTTGATGAAAGGGGAATAAGTCCTGCCCTAACAAGGCACAATAGTAATTATGCCATTAGTAGAATGCGCCGCCTTACAGAAATAGAATGCGAGCGCCTGCAAGGGTTCCCAGATAACTGGACACAATATGGCGATTATAACGGGAGAATAAGGCGCATTTCAAAGACACAACGATACAAGCTAATCGGCAACGCCGTAACTGTGGATATAGTAGAATTAATAGCCAAAAGATTAAAATTTATAATAGATGAATTTACACCTTACACTCAAGAAAAACTGGTTTGACCTTATTCTCTCAGGAGAGAAGAAGGAGGAATACCGAGAGATCAAGCCCTATTGGGAAAAGCGGCTTATCGGAAAGAAATATGATAGGATCATCTTTCGCAATGGCTATGGGAGCTATGCGCCATGGTTTGCTATTGAACTGAAAGGGATCACCCAAGGCACAGGAAAGAGTGAATGGGGTGCAGAAGAAGGGAAGCAGTACTTTGTACTTAGTTTAGGAGAAATAATTTTTTTACAAATAAGAAGAGGATGAAAATATACATATCAGGAAAGATAACAGACACGGATATTGAGCAGACACAGGAGAAGTTCCACGAGGCATGTCAGTACTTGATTGCGATGGGGCAAACTCCTGTTTCTCCTCTTGAGAATGGGCTGCCCATTGATAGCCCTTGGGAACAGCACATGCTCAGAGATATAGAACTCCTCATGGGGTGTGGGGGTATATTCCTCCTCCCTGACTGGAAGGAAAGCCGAGGGGCTCGTATCGAGCATGCTATCGCTAAGGAATTAGGATTACTGATTCTATCCATGTCATAACTAAACAATAATAGGAAGGAGGTAAAAATCATGAATAACAATCCACATCCACTAAGTAGGCAATTGGGGGAAGAGCTTTCTCAATGGCTCGTTGAGGTAGCTGAAAAGATCTCCGCAGAGAAGAATTTTCAAAAAAGGCTATCAAGATTCCCAAAAGAGATAAAAAAAGCTAAGCTCTTAGATTCAGATGATCAGGAGTTTTTAGAAGAGATTTTTGATTACATGCTGGATCTATCCTTTATTATGAAAGAGAATAAAGAGGAGTTAGCGGATATCTATGAGGCTTACAATGGATTGTAAGCGGTTACCTACTTAAAGCGTCCTTTCCTGAATGGGAAAGGGCGCTTATCTTTGCCTATAATCTAAAAAAAATGAGTTACGAATTATGTAATATAGGAGAGGATTTCACGCGGGAGATCCGCCATGTGCTGCTCTTTGACGCGGCGAGTTTTACCTTTAACCAGAATCTAAGGGCGCTCACCCCCGATCCGAACGCTGCCCTTGTAAAACTACGAGTGGCTCACCCCAGCGGCTACAGCCGTAAGATAAGCCTCAAGGAACAAAATCATAATGACTACTTCGATATGAAAGTTACCTTTCCTGTGTATGAGCTGAGCAAGGAGGTGCGGCTGAAGCTGATATCCATGCACAAAAAGCGCAAGTATGTGGTGGCATTGGTATCGGCTCAGGAGATGCTCGTGGTGGGTAACCATAGGGAACCCTTTAGCCTTACTATAGATGACAACATTGTGGATAACGGTACGGGGAAGGATCTCTTTACCATTAGTCTAACGGGGCAAACGATCATCTTCCCTACTCTGGGGAAAATAACCGAGAAATTCCGAGTATTATTGTTCTTGCCACCAACCAATTAAGAAATGAGGGAATTAATCATTGTTGGCATTAATCATTATAAAAGCTGTCCTTTGGGGTGTGTAAGGGGTATATTACCTTTGCCGTAAATAAATACTAACCACAAATCTCTAACAACTAAAAAAATGATCCTATCAATAGAAAAAGAATACCTATTTTCCATAATTCCTGCGCTTGTAAAGGGTTTCAAGGACAATACTTTTGCGGCATCGGAGAAGCTGGAGGCGGATTATGAGGCTAAGCTGGAGGTACAGGCGCGTAGTGGGAGTGCCAGCGGGCGGGATACTTTCCCCGTGGTGGTGGATATATATGGGGCGATCGTCAAGCATACGTCCTATGACTATATAGGTACTCAGAGCTATGGGCGCTACCTTCGGCAGTTGGACGCACACCCAAGCGTCTCGGCTATCATATTAGACATAAACAGCGGCGGGGGTATGGTCTCAGGAACGGCGGAGCTTGCCCACATCATCAGGGGGATAGAAAAGCCCATCGTAGCCTATACCAATGGGTATATGTGTAGTGCGGCTTATTGGATTGCAGCAGCCTGCGATAAGGTAGTGAGCAGCCCCTTTGCCGATGCCATAGGGAGCATTGGCACCATGCTACATACGCAAGACTACTCGCAGATGTTCGAGAAGTGGGGTGCCAAGATCTATGAAGTGTATGCCCCTGAGAGCAGCGAGAAGAACAAGCTATGGCGGGACTTGGTGGCAGGAGATGACACCTTGGCCAAGGAGCGCCTCAGCGAGCTGGCTAAGGGCTTTATTAGCTCCGTGCAGGGGTACCGAGCAGACATCAAGGACGACGGGCGCGTGTTCAAGGGGGCTGTATATACCCCTAAGGGCGCACTGGAGGTCGGCCTTGTAGATGAAATAATGAGTTTGGAAACTTTAATAAACGAGATATGAAATACGTATTGTTATCGGCGCTCTTGGGGAGTGCCTTAGAGGAAAAAAAGCCGCTCTTTGGGGGTGAGGCCTATGTAAGCCTTACCGCTTCGCAGCTGGCCAAGGTGGAGGCAGCCATTGCAGAGAAGAAAGAAGCTGCGACTGCGGAGCAAGTGGTCGCCCTTGAGCAAGAGATTGCCACGCTGAAGGCTGAAAAAGAAAAAGTCGCCACAGAAGGCAAGGCGCTGAGTGAAGCCCTTGGCGAGGCGATGGCGCTGAATGACCTTAAGAGTAACGGGGACGCAATCGCTGACATTGCTGCCCTTGGGAAGACTTGCAAGGAGTACGGGGAGAAACGCCCAGTACATACCCAGCCAAGTAATGACGGGCGCGAACAGCAGAGCGGGGACGAGGTAGTGCGAATGGAAGATGCACACAATCAGCTGTAAGAACAATTTAGAATAACAACTTAAAAGTAAGAATATGGCAAGAAATATTGACATTGAACAAATCAAAAATGAGTTGGTTCGTTATGGAAAGAAAAATCCTTTTGAGCTACAAGCGGCGATTCTCTCAGATAAGATCCTACTGAACCAATTTGCTAAGACTTTGCCAAAGGTCAAAGGGGAGTATCATATCCCTTATGTACTAATGACCAATGTAGTGCAAGCCTTTTCGGATACTTGGACTCCGTATGGTAAGGTTTCTTTTGGCAAGAAATTGCTTAAGAACTTCCAACAGAAAATGAACTTTCAGATCAACCCATACGAGGTGTATGACAGCTGGGTAGAAGAACTATACGAAGAGGAGAAGAAACCCAATGAAATGCCTATCAGCAAGTACATCATGCGTATGGCGCAGGATAAGATCATCTCCGACTTGAATGTGGTTTCAGTTGTAGGGAAGTACGATTCTACTCAGGTAGGAAGCACTACTCCTGACTACACCAAGACCATGGATGGTCTGAATGAAGTGGTTACCAAAGCAGTTGCTGATACAGAAAACCCCGTTTTCTTGATCCCCGTGGATTCCTCCGCTACCATAGTGGATAGGGTAACGAAGTTTGAAAAAGGGTTGCCTGACCAAGGGAAAGTAAGCACTATCTTCCTCTCCTTGGAAGAGTTCAACGATTATGTAGAGGCACGTGAGACCCCAGCCAACCAGTACATAGACTTCAAGGATCCACAGCGCGGCAAGACGAAGTACGGCCGTACCATAGTGGGAGTACCAGGATTGAAGAAAGGGCGTATCATAGCGTGGTACGATGGGAACTTCTTCCGCTTGTACGATCGCAAAGACAATCCCGCACTATTGGACGATGTGCAAGTGCAGGACTATGTAGTGAAGCTCTTCTCTCAGTGGCACTTGGGCTACGATTTTGCGGTGAACCAGTACCTATTCGTAGAGACTGCCGATGCCAGCAAGCACAGAGGATTGAACAATGATTCGCAGAACAAGCTGTTCTATCCAAACCTATTTTTATAATTAAATAGATAATATATGGCAAAAGATAATGATAACAGAGAACTGACCCTTGAGGAGCGCGAGGCGCTCCTTGAGGATCGCTCCTCGGAGCTGAGTGCTCGTGAAGCGGCCACAGATAGCAAGGAATCGGATCTGAACGACCTTGCCGTGGAGCTTGACCAAAGGGAAAAAGCGCTTAACGAAAGAGAACAAGCCCTTGATGAAAGGGAAAAAGCGCTTACAAAGTTAGAAGCTACTTTGGAGGCTGCGGGAGGCAAAAGGGTATTGCAGGTAGAGGAAAAGAGAGAAGGACATGCCTTTTCTTTTCGTGGAAAGCAGTACCAGTTTGCGGACGATGCGCCCTTGCAGATCTTATTCGGTGGGGAGCGCTACACTCAGGAAGAGTTGGCCGCAGATGAGGAAGCACTCGTGCAGCTCATAGGCGGGGGAAGCGCTCTTATTGTAAAGAGTGAAGAGTAAAAAACGAATAAACTTAAAAGATAAAAGAAATGGCTACAAATTGTTTTGATAATGCTCCTTTTGAGAGCTTGGACAGCTGTCCAAACGACGAGGTGAGCGGGGGTATCAGTACGCGTGTGCTGTATGCGCCTACGGCCTTCCTCGACAAATGTGTGCTCCCTCCTAATACGGGGGAGCTGGGCAAGGCTAACACCATAGAGGAAGGAAATCTAACCCTTGTCACTGGGAAGACATGGAAGGGGATAGACCTACAGATCAACGAGAACGAACTAAAGATGAGCCTTGTGGGCAACGCGGGGAACAAGAAGGCAAAGACAGACCTTGAGGCTAAGATTCCACGCTTTTCGGACAAGGTGCTCGACTTTATCGGGCGTTACAAGAATGTGCCTATGACCTTTATTGTCCCTGATGCTGTAGGTACTTTGTGGGTAGTGGGAACAAAGATTAACCCTGCCTTTATGGATTCGGCGGATGCTACTACAGGTAAGAAAGCCGAAGACGATTCAGGGGTAACACTGAAGATCACCACCAACTCCAAGTTGTACAAGTATGCAGGCAGCATTGCTGAGGCATAATGATTAATGATTAACGATTAATGCTCAATGATTAATGGCAAAGGATCAAGTAAATAAGAACATGGCGACTACTTCCCCCTTAGAACAGGGGGAGGTAAAGCGCCTAAAGCCTAATCTGGAAGAGTGCTTCGAGGTGCTGCTCCCTGGAGGGCGTGTATACTACACTGGGGAAAAGGAGGTACAAGCAGGGTTACAGATCGTAGACCTCTCGCGGGTGCCGTACAATGCCTTGGTACTATATATCACGGGGTTTAAGTACTTGGCGCTGAAAGAGGGGGCTGTAGCGCTCTTCTCGGAGCTGGGCGCAGCGACCCTTGAGAAGCTCATTGCCCAGAAGCGGGAGCACTACCCTAAGGATGTGCCTTACTTGGAACGGGCGCTGGAGATGAAAAGAGGAGTGACCACTGACCACTGATAACTGACATTATGGATTATAAAGCTCAATATAGGGAATTGGTTAATGAGTTGGAACGCCTTGGAGGAGATCTTCGAGGCGTTCCTCGCTACTATTCCTTAGAAGCAGAGGCAAAGGTAAGGCGACTTATCAAAGAGCGATCCGCCCAGCCCACTTGTGCGCCTGAGTCACAATCCACCTCCTCAAGTGGAGTGACTCCACAGAGCGGAGAGCCCCCACAAAAAAGCGGGGAGCCAGCAAAAAAAATGGATTGGATTGCCGATTATCCTGTGGCGCTGCATGGGGTGTATAGGGCTAAGCAAGAGGCGTGGCTCCGTGCCTGTTCGCTGAAACTTACACTGAATGCCGTACCTATGGAGGACGAAGGCAAAGCATGCGAGATACAGCGGCAGCTATGGCAGCTCTTCGAGACGATGGACAATTGTGATGTGATGCTGCAATATTGGCGTGATCATAAGAAGATCCTTGAGCCAGTCCAAGAGGATTACAGCCTCCTTACTCCTATGGAGCTCGTACAGCGCCGCAACACATTGCGCAGTAATATAGTATCACGAGAAAAGAGCTTGGCCAAGTGGGAAGAACAAGCAAAGAGTGAAGAGGGCATGACTGTGAGGAGCTTATGGGTGCTCAATGAGAAGATCGCCAGAAAGCGCGAGGAAGTGGAACAAATGAAACTACAAGTGAAGGAGATAGAGAAGTTAATGACTAATGACTAATTTTCAAAAGCTGTCCTTTAGCCGCAGGATGAAGTGCAGTACCTTTGTCTCATTATTTAAAACCATTCCCTATGATGAACGTAATGAATACCACTACCTCTCTTGCCTCATGTGCTGAAGTGCACATAGGAAAAAATGTAGACAAAGCCAAGACCAACGAGAAAGCACAAGGATACCCGCTGATCGTAGGCGCTTCGGATATACAAAAGGGGCGTATCGTATGTAAGCGGTATGTGGAAATAGAAAAAGTAAAAAAACCTGTATTTGCTCAAAAGGGCGATATTATCCTAAGTGTGGTGGGTACCCTGGGTAAGATAGGGGTAATGACCATAGAGAAAGCGGTATTGTCCGCCCATGTGGTGGCGATTCGCCCGAAAGAGGGGGTTAGTATGCCTTACCTTGCTGGGATCTTGGGGCGTATGGTCTTGGACATTCCTATTCCGGATGAGTTTGCCACAGGCTTTTCCAAAAAATTGGATATAGAAGCCCTCAAGCAGCTGCACTTCACCTTGCCGAACCTTATCGTACAGGAATACCTACTGGCGCAAATGGCTTCTATTTGTTCGCTAACGATGGCTTTATACGCTGACAAAGAGGCTTTGCAGGATACGGATAAGCTCATAGACTACCTAGCGGAGCAGCATTCCAACACCCGAGAGCGTTATCGTGAGCTTATAGGCTCGCTGGGGCAACTGGTTTCGGCGATTTCCACATGGAAATCGGACGAAGTGACAGACTACTTTAAAGAACACTTTTCAGGTATTTTAGAACGCGTAAAAAAGATATAATGAAAATAGAGAAAGACATCATTTCTATTTTGGCACAATGCCAAGTGGAAGGGAATACCCTTCGGATCACACAGCAGTTGGATCGCAAAACGTATGCGCAGCTGAACAAAGTACTTATAGCCCTTGGTGGGAAGTGGAAAGCAGCGAAGAAAGTGCATGAGTTCGAGGAGGATGTGGAGGCACTCCTCGAAGAGGTTATCACCACGGGGGAGTATAGCTGTATCAAGAAAGATTTTCAGTTCTTCCCTACGCCGCCCGCTTTGGCAGCTGAGGTGGTTGCCATGGCTGGCATTCGCCCTGGTGAGCAATGCTTAGAACCCAGCGCAGGTACGGGCAACATAGCGGCGCTTATGCCTGATTGTGACTGTATCGAACTCAACGAAAAGAACCGCAAGATTCTTCAGGAGAAAGGGCTCAGGATCGTAGCGGAGGACTTTATGAGTTTCGAGCCTCAGAAGACATACGATGTTATCGTGATGAATCCACCCTTTAGCAAGGGGCAGGATGTTGCCCATATCACCAAGGCTATAGGAATAGCCAAGCGCTGTGTGATTGCCATATCCTCTGCCTCGGTGCTTTTCAGAACGGACAGCCGCACTCAGGCTTTTAGGGAGCTGGTGGCACAATATGGGGGCAGCATAGAGGAACTCCCCGCCGAGAGTTTCAAGGAAAGTGGCACCATGGTCAATACAGCTCTGATTAAAGTATTTAAGCAGTAGCACGGAAAAATTTCCAAAATTGTCCCACGATTTGCCCGCTCGTGTATTGTCTGTTTAGACAACACACCTATTAAAACACTTGTAACCGCTTATCATTTAGCTACTTAAAAAATACTTTATTTTTTTGTAGAAAATATTTGGTAGTTTCAAAAAAAGGTATTACTTTTGCCCCCGAAAAAATAAAGATGGTGGTTTTAGCTCAGTTGGTTAGAGCGTCGGATTGTGGTTCCGAAGGTCGTGGGTTCGAGCCCCATATTCCACCCAAAGGGGAAAACCTAATAAAAATACGCCTTAGAGCGTATTTTTTTATTTTTATACTTTAGACAAATAAGGTTGTAATGGCATAAACTACAAGCTCACACCGCTGGCTTTACACAGAATGTGAAACAAATGTAATTACAAATCGGGGGGGAAGGCAATATCGAACTGAGTTTGGACGAACAGCGCGCGCCTAAAAGCGTTGCCAATTTCGTGGCTTATGCCAAGCAAGGTTTTTACAGCGGCACGATATTCCACCGCGTGATTCCCGGCTTCATGATTCAGGGCGGCGGCATGACGGCGGACATGATTGAAAAGCCCACTTCCAAAGCCATTACCAACGAAGCCGATAACGGTCTGAAAAATACGGTTGGCACCATTGCCATGGCCCGCACGTCCGCGCCCAATTCCGCCACCAGCCAGTTCTTCATCAATCTGGCGGACAACGATTTTCTCAACCACAAAGACCGCAGCACGGCGGGCTACGGCTCTGCGGTGCTCGGCC